ATTCAAAAGATACTTAATGAAGGTAATACGATTGACAACTACCTTGATTGGTATATCGTGCATGACACAAATGATAACTTTGTCACTTTCGTTGGAAATGTGCCAGATAAGTATTTAACCGAAGAATACATTAAAGATAGAGATGAAGCGGAAGGAGTACGATAATATGACTGTAAAGGTACAACTTAAATTTTTTAAAAATGTATCTCATTGGAGTGGGGAACATGGTCAGGGAGTTACAATTGATGGAGAGAGTAACGACAAACATTGGATGATTGACTATAGTTGGCTAGATGGAACTGTAGTTGCAAGCGACCATACAGATGTAGAACAATCAGTTAGGAATTATCTAGCAAAGAGTTATATTCCTAGTGACTATCTTGCCATCATGGATGATGGTCGCCTGTCATTCAGTACAATAGAGGATGGCGAAGGGAATATAATTGAGGATGCAGATGAGCAGGATAGATTGGAAGAAGATGGGGTACAGCTATACATTTGTGATTATGATATAATGGTAAATGTACTTGCAGAACCTACAGCAGACCAATTATCCATACTGTTTCCTAAAGCTGAAAAGTGCTACTAGCCGAAAAGGGTGTCTATTGACACCTTTTTCCTACCCTTAATTTCTGCATAAAATACCGATTTTATCATATACTATATTACTTCAAAATATTCTCTACAGAGATAATTCTTAAAAACTTCTAAAAAGTAGGAATATTTTGGACAAAATTGGATATAATATATAGTAAAGATAAAACAAAACATAAGGAATTAAGGAGGAATTTAACATGATAATGACAAGTGAAACAGATAATCCTTTATTTGAACCAGAAGTTAAGCAGGAGTTTTTAGAGGATATGATGGCTTCTGGTGCTATAACAGAAGAGACATCAAAGAATTATGAAAGGATTCTCGGTATAACAGCAGAATTTGAGGAAGCACTAGACAGGGATTTAAACACATTTACATTGAAGGAACTGGAGACAATTTTGTTCAGCTTCAAAGCCAATAACCGTAATACAGTTGAGACATACGCCAGAATCATTTCTAGCTACCTTAACTGGAGTGTAAAAGAAGGGTTGGCAGATACTAACCCTCTGGCAGATTTGAAGCCTAATGACTTCATTAAATACCTCACACATGGGGAAAGCTACTTCACAGATAAACAAATTCGCAGGTGGGAGAACCGTATGGAAAATTATCAAGATGCGGTAATCGTTCGCCTATTGTTTCTAGGTGTTGGTGGCAAGCAGATGTCAGAAATCAGAAATCTAAAAAAGGGAGATGTTGACAGAAAAAACAAACAGATTAGATTAGTGAATACCTTAAAGGCAGGCGATAGCGGTCAACCAATCAAATTCACAGAACGTTTATTTAGGATTGATGAGCATACATTGAACTTACTTGAAGGGGCTATAAACCAAAAGACCTATACAAAGCGTAATGGTCAAATGGAATACAACCCACATGTAAGACCTTATACAGACCTAGTTGATAATGATTATGTAATAAGGTCGTCAATCACAAAGACAGATAACTTAAATGCACCTGTAGATAAGAGCGTTGTTTATAGAAGGATTCAGACATTGGCAGAGGTTATGGGTATACCTAACTTTAATGCAAAGCTTATACAGCGTAGCGGTATGATTCATCTAGGTAATCAACTTGTCAAAGGCGAAGAGTTATCAATCGATGACATGAAGATTGTGGCAGATAGGTTTAACATGAAATCGTATCATAACCTTAAAGGATTCCTAACTGTTGAAAATATTCTGAAAACTTATCCACAACAATAACAGAAGGGAATGGAATACTATGGCAAAAGAGAGAACTCCTACTATCCATAAGAAGGAGATGGTAATTAATAAAAATAAATTCAAAGAAATCCTTGATAGGAGAGGTATGGAATATCTGGAATTTCATGAGAAATTGGCAGGTAGAGATAGCAAGTACGGTCTTGACTTGACATACAAGGGATTCATGTCTCTTCTATCTAATAGGTCAACATGGAAGCTTCTCTACGCCCATGCAATTTGCGACTTACTTCATATTAATTATATGGACATATTCGAATTAGTGGATGTAGACTTTGATAAGGAAATGAAGAAGCGTGAGAAGTGGAAGAAATATAAGGAAGATAAGGAAAAATAATACCCCTGTAACAAGGGGTAAAAATTTTGTCACATTTTAGCAAAAAAGGTATAGACAATGTAATCTCGGACATGCTATATTAATAGAGCGACAGGGAAACCTGCGATATACAGAGGAAAAAGGGGAAATGAATTTGTCAACAATTGCTTCCAGTAAAATCGACAACTTTATCGAATCACTTAATCTACCAAAGGATTGTTGTGTGCTGTTTGAAACAGTAGAAGATTGCCAAGAGTTTTTCGAAAGCTTCTATATGAGAAACAGATATGTAGCAGATGACCTTGAAGATTTTCGTGATAATAAAATCGAAAAGTCGGAAATAACACTTGACTTATTCCTAAAGAAGTGTTATACTATTAATATGAAACAAGCTTTCGAATCAACATTCTATCAATCTTTCACAATAGCAAAGATTAAACTGATTGAGGAAGCAATTGCCACTGGCAAAACCACGCTAGAACAACTATTTGTAGATTTCAAAAAGAATCCACATAAAAATATTTTAAAAAATATATTATAAACTGTTGACAAGCGTGAGAGATTATGATATAATAGTATATGTTGATGAGGGAGATTAACTCCCTTCACCATAAATGTAACAAATAATTATTTATTAGGAGGATTTGCAACATGGCAGAACAAAGTAAATTAGTACAAACGAAGAACGCATTTAAAGTAGTAGGTCGAGTATCACGTATCGACAGGGATGGTGCTTTTAAGGAAGATATTATGAATAAGGTTGGTAACAAGCATCATGGAGACACATATCGTAGCCTACGATTTGGAGTTAAAACTTCTGATTCTAATGAAATCACAGTACAGATGTTTGATTACGAACCAGAACAGATTTTTGCATGGAACAGCGATAAGAAAAAGGCTGATTCATCTTATAAAGGTGATTGGATTCCTTTCGGTCAATGGGAAGCTAACCCAGAAATGTATCGTGAACAAGGATATGCCATCCTGCAAACAAGAGTTGGATTTGAATATGGTGAAGATGGAAAGCTAGTAACTCATGGTGTACCTTCTTATGTGGCTTCACAGCAAATTTTCGAAAACTTATCAAATGGTGATGCGGTAGTTGTTGAAGGTGAGATTCGCTACAGCAAGTTTAAGAACCGTAACAATGAGGAAGTAGAACAAAAGACATATACGATTAAAAAATGCTTCAAGCTTAAAAATGTTGACTTTGAAGCAGAGGATTTTGAAGAAGTTACATACTTTGAACAGGAAATGGTATTTGTTGGTGCTGATATTGATAAGAAGGAAGGTAAAGTCTATGTTACAGGTCGTATGATTGATTTTACTAAGAAATTCCATGATTCTCAATTCATCGTACAGTTTAAAGATGCAGAGGGTAAAACTGATGCAGGAATGGTTAAACTTGCAGAAGCATTTGCAAAACGTTTCAAATTCGGTGATGTAGTCAAGGTATTTGGTGATACAATTAATCGTGTAATCATTGAAGAAAACGAAGAGGAAGCACCTGTAGAAGAGGAAAAAGATTTATTTGCAGAGTTTGGCGGTAAGAAAAAGCCTAAACATGCACAGCAACAAAAGTTTACACAACGTAGCTATGTACAAGAGATGCAAATTTATGGTATCGAAGGTTACACAGCAGGTGTATATGAAGAAGATGATTTCGTAGAGCAAAACCTAATGGAGAATAAAGATGACTTTGCTTCTGAGTTTGGCGGTAAGTCTAAGAAGAAAAATCCATTTGATTTAGGTGAAGCAGACGACATTAACGAAGAAGATTTGCCATTCTAATAAAAAGTAGTTGACAAATAACATAGATAATGGTATAATTATTACATAGCAACAAACGAACACAAAAACATAGGGGCAATAAGCAACAGAGAAGAATGCCCCCTTCTCTCATTAAATTCATGAGAGAAAAGGGGAAACAAAAATGTCAAGATTCGCAAACAAACAACCACACAAAGTAGTAGCAGATGCCTTTAATTACAAGTACGTTATCGCAGGTCGCCCAAAAGCAGGTAAGACAAGCCTTGTGCATGGTATCGTAAGTGAAAAGTATGATGGAGATTTATCTAAGCTATTGTTAATCGCATTCGAAAAAGGTTATAATGCATTAGATGGTATCTTTGCAGAGGATATTGAGGAATGGACTGATTTTGAAGAATTGGTTGATGACTTAATTGCAGAGAAGGATGAAATTCCATTCAAAATCCTAGCGTTTGATACAGTTGACGAAATGGCTAAGATGGCTACTAAGCACGTATTAAAAACGCAAGGGCGTAAGCAGGGTAAGAAACTTGAAGCAATCAACGATTTAGCTTATGGTAAGGGTTATGAATTGCTAGACAATACAATTGCAGAGCAATTACAAAAGCTAGATAAAGCAGGTTTCACTCTTATCTACATCACTCACGATAAGGATAAGCAGTTTGAAACACGTGAGGGCTTAAAGTACGATAAGACTACATTATCTTTAAGTGGTCGTGTACGTGACTTAATCCTTAATCAAGTTGACTTTATCGTATTCGTTGAGTTAGGTAAAGAACTTGTTAAAGGCGTTGCAGTAGACAAGCGTTATATTTACTTCCGTGGTGATTCTGGTCTTGAAGCAGGTAGCCGATTCAAACACGTGCCTAACCGCATTGAGTACAGCTACGATGGATTTATCAACACTGTAGAGGAAGCTATTCTAGCTGAGTACGGTGGAGATTCTAAAGCTGTTGAAAAGGCTAGGAAGGAACAGAATGAACAGAAGGAAGCTAAAGCACAAGAGTTTGTAGAGAGCGTTAATAACGCTAAATCTGCTGATGAACTGATTGAGGAAATCGGTGGTATTATCGGTACTCTAACACCTGCCGTTAAGAAAGAGTGTGCTTTATTCTTCAAAGAGACTTTAGGTGACATGGACTACCGTAAGTCTGACGATGCAGATGC